CTACAAGTAAGAGCAACGTTGTCTACAACGAATAAGTATATCAGTCCATATATCGATGATGAGAACATCATCTTCCACTTTGATAAGAACGTTATCAATAACTCTTTTGAAACGAGTGTGAGTGGAACAATTACATACGGCTCAAGCAACAATATTGTTGTTGGTTCTGGTACAAGTTTCACCACACAAGTATTTCCTGGTGAATATGCTTACTTTGGCGATGAGTATCGTAGAATTGCTTCAGTTGCAAATAATACATATTTGACTGTCACAAATAACTTTACCACATCTAATGTGGCTAATCAGACAATGACTATTCGCAATGAAGAAAATCCAACTGGACCATATTCTTCAGAGTCTAGATATATCACTAAAGTTGTTACATTGAATGACGGATTTGAAGCGTCCGATTTAGTTACATACTTGAAGATTAATCGTCCACCAGGAACTTCAGTTAAAGTTTACTGTAAGTTATTGAACGAAAACGACACAGATGCGTTTGACGATAAATTCTATACTCCTATGAATTTGGTTGGAACAGAAACGTTCACGCTAAATCAGAATGAGTACAAAGAAGAAAAGTTTGTTGTTCCATCTACTGTAAAAACTGGTGGTTCTGAATTGCTTGCTGGTACAGTTGCAATCTCCAACACATCAACAACAGTTACTGGCACATCTACTCGCTTCATTGAAGACTTGAAGATTGGTGACACAATTGCAGTTGGTACAGCTAGAACAGAACGTGTTGTTGCTACTATCGCAAATAACACATCATTGACAGTTGAATCTGCATTCTCTACAGTTGCGTCTGGTCAAGATGTATTCCGTGTTCTAAATAACACAGTTGCATATACGACACCTGATGGAAGAACATTCCAAGGGTACAAGTATTTTGCTATCAAGATTGTTTTCTTGTCTAGCAATCCAAGTTATGCACCGAAAGTTAAAGATTTAAGAGGAATTGCACTAGCATGATAGTAGAAAAGATTGCCATTGCCGAACCTGTTCGTGGGTTCACGGAGAGAGACAAAAACTCTAAGGCCATTTTGAATACGGATATGGACTCTCTCTTAAAGTATAAAATTCAGAAAAGAAAAATTTCTGATATAAATAAGAGTAGGAACGAAATCACATTGATTCGTGGAGAAGTAGACCAAATCAAGTCAGACCTTAGCGAAATCAAACATCTATTATTAAAAATAACTAAAGAGAGAGAATAACTATGACAACTTTCACAAACGTAGCATTGTCTAATACGTTCAATGAATTCAGACAAGCACATAATGACGTAGCAAACACAATAACTGACATTACTGGAGGCCCCGATAGTAGTGTAAAAGGTGCGACCACTCTACTAATTAATGGTTTAACTTCAAATACTATAAGCACAACATCCGTAAGTGCAGTAAATACAACAGTAACATCATTAACATCTGGTAGAGTTATTCTTGCTGGTACTGGTGGTATTTTACAAGACGATTCTGGTCTTACATTCAACACAACAACAAACACACTTACATCTGGCAATTTAGCTGTTAGTGGAACGTCAGCTTTTACTGGAAACATCACGGTCAATACCGACAAGTTGACAATCACAGCTTCTAACGGAACGATTACCGGCGCAACTGCAAACGTTTATGTATCTCACGTTCATGCTAATACCCGTGTTCACTCAGGTTCAGGTGTTGCTGGTTTCTTAACAGAAATTGGTTCTGCTGAAGAAAAACACACATTCATTGGTGTAGAATCGTCTAACGATGCGATTGACTTAGCGATTGTTAACCAAAACGCCGGAACATTAGCGTACTCAGAATTCATTGCGATGAACGACAGAGGTAACACAGACTCTGGTTGGGTTTCAATGGGTATCAATAGTTCTAACTATAATGACCCTGACTTCCAATTGACAAAATCTGATGACGCATACATTCTTTACGAAGCACCAGCAGGCTCTACAGGCACCGGCGACTTAGTTATTGCAACAGGTTCGGCTGGTACATCTAGAAAGATTATTTTCGGTGCTGGTGGTTTCGCAACTGGTAATACTCAGATGGAAATCACTCCAGACGTAAATGTTCATATTGAAATTCCAACCAACTCAACTAGTCCAACAACTGGTGCGTTGACGGTTGTGGGCGGAGTGGGTATTCAAGGTAACATGAGCGTTGGTGGTAACGTTACAATTACTGGTGCGATTAGCTTGCAAGGTTCTGGTAACACAGTTTCAACATCTTCACTTGCTGTTACAAATCCTCTCATCTTTCTTGGCGCAAACAATGCGGCCGACATCCTTGACTTAGGTACAGTTGGTGAGTATAAAGAAGGTGCAAACACAAGATACACTGGTCTTGTGCGTGATGCAACAGATAAAATTTACAAGTTGTTCGCAGACTTATCTGCTTTGCCAGCCAATACAGTTAACTTTGGTACATCAGGGTTGACTTTTGCGCCACTAGTTGTTGGTTCAGCTAACGTTGCAAACACAACAGCATCTTCTAGTACTACGACTGGTGCGTTGACAGTTGCAGGTGGTCTTGGTGTTGCAGGTAGAATTACCGCAGGCGTAGTGCATGACCAATATGGTAACTTGAGAGCATTGCCAGCAAACATACAGTCTACTTCATATTCATTAGTAGCGGCTGACGTTGGTAGATTTATTGACACTTCAGCAGGCGTGACAGTTCCATCTGGTACATTCGCAGTTGGCGATAACGTTACAATTTACAACGACTCAAGTTCTTCAATTACTATCACTCAAGGTGGTGGTGTAACATTAAGACTAGCAGGCACAGCAACTACAGGTAATAGAACTCTTGCTCAAAGAGGCGTATGTACAGTTCTATGTGTTGCGACTAATGAGTTCGTAATCAATGGCGGAGGATTAACCTAATGTCTATTAGAAACATGATGATTGGTGGTGCAGGCGCAAGAGTGCCTGACGCACCAACAGGAGTAAGTGCGAGTAATGCAACAGCAACTACACTGGACGTATCATTCAGCGCACCAGCAAATAATGGCGGGTCTGCAATTACCGGATATACAGTCACATCAAGTCCCGGTGGTATTACTGCAACAGGCAGTTCATCTCCAATTACAGTAAGTGGATTGACAGCTTTAACAAGCTACACATTTACGGTAACTGCAACTAATGCTATTGGAACTAGTGCCGCAAGTGATCCAAGTAGTGCAGTAAGTACAGGAGCGAATGAGTTATATTCATTTTCTAGTGTAACGTTTACTGGCGCTTCATACGGCCGAGAAGCGCCTTCTTTGTCTGCGATTAAATCTCGGATGAGTGGTGCCTCTTCTGGAGGTGCTTGGACAAATAACGGATCATATTTAAATTCAAGTTCAGGAAGAATTTTGTGGACAGTTCCGAAAACAGGAACATATAGCTTTACACTTGCTGGTGCCAGAGGTGGTGCTAACCAAACAAATACTCAAGAGGGAGGTTATGGTGCCATTGGTACCAGATCCGTATCACTAACGCAAGGTGATGTATTGGAAATGATTGCAGGACATGGTGGCACCGGCAACGGAAATGGAATGAGTTATGGTAGCCAAGCGGCCGGTGGTGGCGGTGGCGCAAGTTATGTTGCTTCAAATGGAAGTACTACTGCAATTGCCGTAGCTGGAGGCGGAGGCGGAGGTTCGCAAAACCAAACTGGTGTAACTTTTACTAGCTGGTCATCTGGCTCGGCGTCATTGGCGGCGCCACACGTTAACAATGGCAGCACCAACGGCGGTATTGGTTCTTATACTCAAGACGTTAACGGAACACACGAAGGCGGTGCTGGAGGTGGTTGGGCTCAAAGAGGACAAACACAAAGTGGCTATACCGCCCAACCAGAGAGAAGACACGGTAGGGCATTGGCTTCAGCTTATGGTACCGCCCTCGGTGGTATAAATGGCACAGAAGATGATTCTGGTGGTCAAGGAGGATTTGGCAGCGGTGGTGGTGGAGGCATTGGTAATGGTGCTGGCGGCGGAGGTGGCGGCCATTACGGGGGTTGGGGAGGAGTATACTCTGATCCTGGCATAGGCACCAATTCATCGAGAACTGGAGGCCAATCTGGTAGTGGAGGAGACAGTTTTAATATATCATCATTTACTGGTTGGAATTCTGGACCAGCAGGATACATAACAATAACATTTGTGTCATAATTTAAATAACATATATCATCAAACCCACCACTCGGTGGGTTTTTTATTTTTTGCCTTATTATAAATAGAAGATGAAATTCATAAGGGGCAAAAGTAAATGAGTACAAGCAAACCAGCAACGAGAGAAGAATTCAAACAATTCTGCCTTAGAAGACTAGGTGCGCCTCTCTTAGAGATAAACGTAGATGATGACCAAGTTGAAGACTGCATTGAGATTGCATTTCAATACTACTACGATTATCACTACGATGCGACAGAGAAAGTCTATCTAGCACATCAAGTCACAGAAGAAGACAAAATAAACAAATACATTACGGTACCAGAATCTATCATTGGTGTAATGAACATCTTTGATATCGGTGACAGCTACTCGACAAACAATCTTTTCAATTTGCGATATCAGATTTCTTTGAATGATTTGTATTCATTCAATACTGGTCCATTTGCGCCATACTACATGGTGTTTCAAAACGTTGCACTAGCAGAAGAATTATTTGTCGGTAAACAGTCTTTGAGATTCAATCGTCACATCAATAGAGTTTACATTGATATGTCTTGGGACACAAAATTATCTGCCGGCGAATACATCATCATTGAAGGATACAAGAAAATTGATCCTGACACATTTACAGATGTATACAACGATAGATTCTTACAGAAGTATTGTACAGCACAAATCAAAAAGCAATGGGGCGAAAACTTGAAGAAATTTGAAGGCATCTCTATGCCAGGAGGAGTTTCTTTTAACGGGCAAAAAATCTGGGACGAAGCTACAGAAGAAATTCAAGCACTAGAAACAGAAGTCATTAGCACATATTCTTTGCCAGTTACTGATATGTTAGGCTAACCATGGCACGTAATCGTTATTTTAATCAGTACACTCCTGTCAAGCAGGAACAAAATCTTGTTGAAGATTTAGTCATAGAATCTATTAAGATTTATGGTGTAGATGGTTATTACCTACCAAGAACTCACGTAAATTTAGATATGATTTATGGTGAAGATGCATCTATGCTTTTTGATGATGCACTCGAACTAGAATTGTATATCAAAAGTTTTGATGGATTTCAAGGACAGGAAGACTTTCTTTCCAAGTTTGGTTTGCAGATTGACGAATCAATCACGTTTGTTGTTGCACAGAAAAGATTTATTCAATCACTGAAGCCATCGTTATTAACAGAGTATGGCTATCAGTTTAAAAATGAAGACGGCGAATATTTACTAAGTGAACAGACATACGACTATGCAAACATTCTAAGACCAAGAGAAGGAGACCTGATTTGGATTCCTATGCTCAATTACATGTATGAAATTAAATTCACAGAAAACATTGAGAACTTCTTTCAATTGGGTAAACTATATACGTTTGAAATGCGTTGCGATAGATTCGAATACTCTAGCGAACGTCTTGATACTGAAGTTACTGACATTGACAATATCGAAACTCAGTACAGCATGTCAACTACTAACAATGAGAAGATGCTTGATGAAGATAATTTCTTGTTATTGCATGAAGATGGCACATTCATTATCAATGAAGCTGATGTTGTTGTTGCTGCCGAAACAAGCGCAGACAATGAAAACATTGGACAAAAAATCATTGACGATGATATTCTAGACTTCTCAGAACAAAACCCATTCTCATTGACAAGGACTTTCTAATATGATGTTCGGACACGACTTTTATCACGGAACGCTAAGACGTTACGTAATTATGTTTGGTAATCTGTTCAACGAAATTCAAGTTGACAGATATAATAGCACGGGAACTAAAATTCAAACGTTAAACGTGCCTATTGAATATGGACCAAAACAAAAATTCATTCAAAGAGTAGTGAACGATCCTACGTTGAATCGTGAGATTTCTGTTACTTTGCCACGTCTTGGCTTTGAGTTTACTGGTATGTCATATGCACCTAGCAGAAAACTTAACAGCAGTCATAAAATAACTAAAGGCGTCAATACTGGTGGTATAGATTTCAACTATATGTACACACCAGTTCCATACGATTTTAGTTTTTCATTACACGTACTTGTCAAAAATACTGAAGACGGCACACAAATCGTAGAACAAATTGTACCATTCTTCACGCCAGACTTTACAGTCACTATGAAGATGGTGCCAGAGTTGGGTTTGAATATGGACATTCCGATTGAGTTGCAATCTATTACGGCAGCCGATTCTTATGAAGGCGACTTTGAATCTCGCAGAGTTCAAACATGGCAATTAGATTTTGTCATTAAAGGATATCTATTCGGTCCAGTTAATAAGTTCAAGTACATTATCAAAGACGATATCAATCTTATCGATGATGGTGCCGCAATTAACAAAGCAATCATATCTACTCAAACATTCACTGGTAATTCAGAGTTTGAGGTGACGGAAACAATTACAAATGATAATGGATATAAACCATAATGAAAAAAACAGTTAATGATAAATTGAATGACATTTTTGATGTGCAAGGTAAAATTGTAGAACAGTCTTTGCCTTCTGTAGTAGAAGAACCAAAAAAAGAAGTTACACCTACTGGCGCACCGAATGATGAGTCTATAGACGCAGACTATGAATATGCAAGAGAGAATCTGAAGCTATTCATTGAGAAGGGCAAAGAAGCTATGGACAACATTATCTTCTTAGCAAAAGAAGGTGAGTCTCCAAGAGCATATGAAGTTGTCGGTCAGCTAATCAAAACACTAGCAGACACCAATAAAGATTTGCTTGACTTAGGTAAAAAAGTAAAAGACTTGAAAACTAAAAAAGATGACACACAACAACCACAGCACGTAACTAATGCGTTGTTTGTTGGTAGCACAGCAGAGTTGCAAAAGTTAATAGGTAAGAGATGACAGCAAAATCCTATCTAGGAAATTCTCTTCTAAAAGCATCTAACGTACCACTCAACTTCACAAAAGAACAGATTGAAGAGTACGTCAAATGTGCTGACGATCCAATATATTTCATTGAGAATTATTGTAAGATTGTCACGCTAGACCACGGGCTTCAGGCATTCAAACTGTATGAATGTCAAAAGAACAAAGTAAAAGTTATCCATGAGAATCGTAAAGTTATTCTTATGGAGGGGCGCCAGCAAGGTAAGACAACAACATCGGCAGCCTACATTCTCTGGTATACACTATTCCAATCTAGCAAGACTGTAGCGATTCTAGCAAACAAAGCAACTGCCGCTAGAGAAGTTTTGCACAGATATCAAATCATGTATGAGAATCTTCCAACATGGTTACAGCAAGGCGTTACTACATGGAACAAAGGTGACATTGCTTTAGAGAATGGCTCAGTAGTATTCACAGCCGCAACAAGCGCATCAGGTATTCGTGGTAAGTCTGTTAACTTATTGTACGTTGACGAAGCCGCTATCATACCGAACAATGTCGCAGAACAATTCTTCACCTCAGTTTATCCTACGATTTCTGCTGGTGAAACGACAAAGATTCTGCTAAGTTCTACCCCACTAGGATACAACCACTTCTGGAAGTTCTGGAATGATGCAGAGAACAATCGTAATGGATTCGTCAATCTGTTTATTCCTTATTGGGAGATTCCTGGACGTGACGATAAATGGGCAGAGACTCAACGCAAACTACTTGGTGAATTGAAGTTCAACCAAGAGGTGCTATGTAACTTCTTAGGTTCTAGTCTTACGCTAATTGCTTCTGACGCTATCGCACAAATGTCTGCTAAGCCTATCATCTATCAGAAAGATGGACTTGATATTTACGAAAAAGTCGAAAAGGACCATGCATATTGTATCATTGCAGACACCGCTAAAGGCGTTGGTGGTGACTACTCAGCGTTTCAGATTGTTGACATAACTCAGATGCCATACAAGATTGTCGGTAAGTACAGAAACAATCAAATCAGTCCACTTCTATACCCATCAGTATTGTACAGAGTCGGTAAAGAATACAATGAAGCATATGTTTTAATTGAAATTAATTCTTCAGAACAAGTTGCAGAGATTCTCTATGGTGAGTACGAATATGAAAATATCATCTCTGTCAGTAGAACACCGCAAGGACAAGTTGTCAATGGTGGCTTTGGTGGGAATAAAACACAGCTTGGCGTTGTAACAGACAAGAAAATTAAGCGTATTGGATGCTCTAACTTCAAGTCAATGGTTGAAGAGAAGAAACTCATTATTACAGATGCAGATACTATAGCAGAAATTTCAACGTTTATTGAAAAGAAAAACAGCTATTCTGCTGACGAAGGGTATCACGATGACTTGGTTATGCCTCTAGTGCTATTCTCATGGCTGACAACAAACTCATACTTTAAAGAGTTGACGAATATTAATATCAGAAAAGAATTGTATGAAGCAAGAATCAAAATGATTGAAGAGGAAGTCACTCCTTTTGGCTTCATAAATAATGGCGAAGAAGAGAATCAAATGGTTGATGTGAGTGGACAGGTATGGCAGATAGAGAATTATCACAAATCTGATTTTTTATAAATAAATTAAACAAACCTAACAACAAAACATCATTATAACAAGGAGAATTCAATGGCTATAAGTC